AGCATCAAAGATTGCTCCATTAATATCATTATCAGTAACTTTGCTTAAATCTGAATTATCTCCTGCACCACCTGTAATGGTAATGATTGGAGGTTGTCCATAATTTGAACCAACAGTAATAACAGTAAAACCAGTTACCTGACCACCTGCTATTGTTGCTGTAGCCGTTGCCCCTGTGCCAAGATCTCCTGGAGCAGCCCCCACAATGACTGTAGGTACGGTGGCGTAACCGAACCCACCTGCTCCAAGAGAAATTGATGTTACGTGTCCCGAAATGTCAATGGTCGCAGTTCCTACGGCACCATACGCAGGTACTGCATACGGAAAGTCACGCGAGAATTGCGATTTAAAATCACTGACAGTTGGGATCGTGAATGGCACAATTAAGCAGCCTTATTTTTTGAAGGATTCTTCATGTTCTGAAGCATCGCTTCTAAGTTTTTAACCCTAGATGCAAGCTCCTGATTTTCTAAAGAAAGCTCTTCAACTTTTTCTTTTTGTTCCTGTACAGCTTGTGTGTTAGCTGCTGCATCAGATCCTACTTCAGAAGCAAGAACGATGTGTTGAGGGAACATTTTCGTCCACTTATCAGCTAACCATTTAGGCACCGATGCGAAATCGGTACCTTTTATGATATATGGTAAGTGAGTGTAAGAACCAAATGAGGATTTGTTTCTGTTATAAATACGCACGAGAGTTTCCTCTGGTGCGGAAGCGACGGGGGTCGCAATGGCTTCAGTTTTCATAATTTTATTTAAGTTTAACCCTAGCTACCAATTAATATTGGAAGCGTAGAGTTTCTAGATTACGGTATACGTTCAGACCTGTGTACTGACCATAAGCTACGTCAGCAAACGAGAAGTTGTCGTTTGAGTTTGGCTGTGTGGTTGTATAAGGTACTGGGATGTCCATACGTAGTGATTCAGCATCATCACGGTAGAGCATATAGTAATGGAGTCCGGCAGGATTGTTTGCAGCATCGCAATAAGCGAGAGGCATAATCTTGAACTCTTTTTCCATAGGTGCTACTGCACGAGTGAAAGCTTCTTCTAAGTATTGGATAATTGGTACAGGGTATGTGCCAACTGTGCCAGGTGTTAGAGCTGGTAAACCAGTCCAATCAGAATAAGGAATGACGAAACGGTTCGGCATTGCTGTGCTGTTGGTATTAGCAAAGTAAGTCTGGATTAGAGTCGTTACAAACGTCTGTAGGCCAGCAGCATTTAAGCTACTAATTGGAGCTTGGATTAAACTGGTGTTTGTATTGATGTTTGTGTTCGTCAATAAACCAGGTATACGTGTGTCTGTAGCATCGCCCAAGAAAGCAACTTTTTGGATACCAAGATCCCAGTTCTTTTTACGAGCACGATGTTTACGTTCAATGATGTCCCAGTTATTTGCACGAAGAGCTTGTTCAACGTCAAATATGGAGTATTGGATTCCCTTACCCCAGTTTTGTACGTAAGCACTTACGCCATCAACTGCAACGTCAGCAGAAGCGATACGAGCATTGGAAGCACCTGTACGTAAGTTACCTGATGAGAAATCATCAGCTAATTCGTATGTACGGTTTGTTAAGATGTCTGCGCTGAAAGCACCGTCACCTACGACAACAGGAATATAATCAGCAGGAGCAACTGTGTAGAACTTCTGTTCTGTAAGCTGTTTCTTGATGTATGTTAATGTGTCGATAACGATCTGGTAACCAGTTGCTGTATCAGCAGTATCACCAACCGCATTGCTACGGTCGATTGCGCCTGAACCTTGATCACCATCAACAAAGATGGAAAGACCATTGGTTTTGCGTGAGCTTAGAAACTGTGGTTCACAGATTTCGTTGTTACGGACGATCTCTCCAGCTTTTAGTTCTGAAGGGTCCTGTAGGTTACGGCCTGTGCCGCGATAGAAAACACTATTCATGGTAATTTTTCTTTAGTTAAAGGTTAAGATTAGGGAGCGATAGTTACTAGACCCGTTGTGCTGTTAGAACCAACTGCGATCTTAACTTTAACCAACTGGTTAGCACCGCTAACTTGCGTTAGAGCAAAACCAATAGTGGAATCACCAGCAGTTGCATCAGAAGCAACAGTTGCGTCGTTAGTTGAGGTTGTTGGATTTGTAACTGAAACACGATTGCCACGATTGATAGCAGCAGACGATTTCAAGTAGATGATGTTTGAGGTTGAAGCGATTTCAACACGGTCAGAAGCACCATATTTATTTATACGTGGGTTATATGAAATTACTCCATATACTGGACCATCGGAAGGACCAGAAGTTACGTCTACGACGATTTCTGGACCGGAGTTAGCAATCAACTTTACTGCACAGCCAGCTTGGATGTACGTAGCAGTTGTATTTGGATTAATCTGACAAGTTTCGGTATCGACGTTAGGCTGAAATGCAACCTGACCGATAACCGGAGCTTGTGTGAACTGGTTTTGATTGAGCGAGTATTGGCTCATGGTATTATTATTATTTTATTTGTTGTTATCAGTTCTTGGTTGTGTTCGAACCGAAAAGGTTCTTACCACGCGCAAGCCGGTCATTGATCGAACCGGAACTATTCAGACGAGATGCGGAGTCGAAGCTCTTCTTGAGTTGAGCCTCTGCAATTGATTTGAAAGCAGCGTTGTTACGCTCTTTTTCAGCAGCAGCATTTGAACGCTCTGCTTCTTCTTTAACAGCTTCCATTTTTGCTGTTTCTACTGCTGCGTTTTCGCGTATACCTGCTTTTGATTCAGCTTCTTTTTCATCAGCTTTATCTGCTGGAACTTTAGCTTCTTCCATAGCTGGCATTTCTGCGTTAACGCGAGGATGGTGCATACCAGCAATAGGGTTGTGACCAGCTTTACCTTCGTCATAACCTGGGACATAACCCATTTGTGTTGCTGTTGCTATTGGAGTAGCCATAACATGGTGACCATGATGCGTCGTGAAAGAGCGAATCAAATGTCCTACGTTATAACGTACACCTTCGTGTTCGATATGGTCATCGTGATGTACTGAATGACAAGCATTAGCACGTTCACATTCGATCATTTCGAGTAGTGTTGCTGTTTTCCCACCACCGATGTCGATGCGAGAAGAAGGAGCAAGTTCGTTCACCTGCTCCGATTTGCTGACGGAAGTCAGCGATTTGAACCATTTAATCATAATATTGTTAGATTTAGTGTTTAGCCTAATTTCCGCATCCTCGAACCGAGGACGTTGATCCGGCGGTACAATAGCGAGATGGTGAAATTTGAATCGTTTAATCTCCCTTCCGTAAGGGATGTTGTGCCAAGTACCACCTGGCCCAAAGTCACGGGTGTTTAATTTAGTACCTACGCTAACGCCCTTATGCTTCCTAATCATTTCACGGGCTTCTTCGGTATCTACTGAACCTTCGCATACAAACCAGCCTTTATCGGCGTCGTATTCAGCATGGTCGATGTAGCCATTAGCTACGTCTTTAAAGTCATTAATAGAGGTAGGGATATGACCTATTGTAAGTGGGCAACCAATTAAGGTATTTAATGCCTCATCAATAGCTTCTTTTTTAATTAACTCTACGTCCCCACCTTTGACGTCCCTGTAATTGACAAGGCCAGGTTCCATGAAAAAGCATTTAAAACGCTTACCAGATGAAACCAAATTGACACGTTCGCTCCAGATGAGTGCGTCATCGGGGGAAGTGGTGTTAGACTCGATAGATTCAGTTAGTTGCAACCATAGGATGAAGGGCAGTATCGAAATCGCTATTTAAAGCAATTTGGGATTGAAGCCGATTCAATGTTTGTTTGCGTCCTTTTATACTAGAGTCAAGCCTTGCACGCTTTCTTTCTGCTCGTTGTATATCATCTAAGAGAGCCTTGTAACGGGCTTTTAGCTGAATTGGACTTAAAGTTTCCTCTCTCATGCTGCGGTAAAGGTTTTTTGTAAGTTTACAATAATCCTTGCAGCACACCTGCAATTATAATCTTCACCAGGGTGTCCACGCCGTCCTGTTTCGCTATCAACTATAGGTGGGTTATCCCATGTAAATTGACGCTTTTCTAATAGTCTATGGTCATGCCTAACTCTATTATCTAGCACCGTATGCCAAATATATCCCGATGAACCTAATGCATTAGCCTGTTCTTGGACATAATTTGCTATCAAAAGATTGGTTTCTTGGATAGCCATAATGTTAGCCATACGGTTAGCTTTGCCTTGATGGGCTTTAATTATGCCTTCTAGCTTATCTAATCTGCCTTCTTCCATGTTTCTTTTGACTGCCATTTGCAGGCTTTCAACATGATCTAAAGTATAATTCTTAATACGTTCTTCTAAATTGCTATGAAGTATATTCGTAATCTTAAGACGTACATCTTCACGTACATTTTCACTAAATTCCATTTCTTCAACAGCTTCTAGTTTTTTAAGATCTTTAACTATTTTTTGGTGAGTGAACCCCACTATACTTTCAACTGGCTTATCAAAT